AACTCTTGTCCGATGATATCAAAGAATATTGTGACCTCAAATGAGTTTTCATCGGGTGATGGGTCTACTCTGACCCTTGTATTCTCCACTCTAGGTTCAAAATTTTTAATTGCAGTGATAATTTGGTCCTTAATGATCGCGGCAGTACCAAAATCTACAAAATCAAACAGACTTTTATAGACATCAGACCCAAAAACAGGGTTAAAAAACTTTTCAGTGGGTATCGTTTGAACAATATTTCTCACAGATCGACGAATTGCCGACTCATTCTTTAAAATTGGTAAATCATTTGTGATTGGATGAGGTTCAAAGGACAAATTAATGTCCTTGAATGCTCTAGATATCCTTGTTACCGCCATCAGACAGAGTTTTTATTTATTTATACCCTCATTTTTATCATTTTCATCATTATTTTGACGTTCTTTTGCCGTTTTCCAGAAATAATTTTCATCATTTCCTAATCCATCACGGTCATGACCGTTTTCGACCTGATAATAGACCGTCGAAACCTTAAAATCGGGCACTTTTGGTTCTTCCGGAGTCAAACTGTTGTCATAGATACGAGTTCTGTTGTTTGGATACAGACAAAACTGCCCATTATCGAGTTCAATCAGGTTATGTGACTTGTGTTCGGACGGATTTTCACTTGTCGCATAGTCAATTGAGTCCGGATCCTGATGATAATTGTCCAGAGTACAGATGTACGTGCCCGTCTGAGGTCCGTAATCCCTTGTATAGACCTCATAGTGCATCGAACCAATAAACTGCTTCTGTACTGCCACTACACCGTAGTCCATACAGTTCCAGAACTGTAGATTATGAAGAGTCATATCCGGTTCTGGTGTCTTTGGTTCGCTTACAAAGGCACTGATGGGGAGTTTATCGTACATTGCGGCATATTCTGGTAAATATGTCTCAAAATAAAAAGCACGTCCAGGAATCGACTTTGCCGAAACCCAGACGCCCTTTACGAATTCCCCATGTCCACTTTGATGATCCGTCAGATATTCTTTACGAACCCATACTTCCTGTGACGGAAGGTTTGCTATCAAACATGCCATGGTACTTTACAAATCTATATGTATGTATTACCGTCCCTGACCCCTATATGCCTTCTTTGCCTTATTACGAGAAGTCGCGGCACACTTGGTCCCTTTGCCAGAACCTTGACGAGTCTTCTTCGGGGTTCCGAGAGTATAAGCTCCCTTGATCAGTC